CAGCAGAACTCCTACGCTTTTCCTGAATGTCAAGAATTTTACTATTAAAAACATGAACGCGAAACTCCTTTTTCTTGCGTATGTATTTGGTATATAGCGGGGCATCTACTAAGTCCTCGTGTTGTTTGGCTACAACAATGCCTTGCCCTGAGTGAGCGGTAAGTAACTGCCGACACATAACCTTGTGCCCGTTGTCCAACCAACACCTAGCCATGTCCTTGTCCGTTGTATATTCGGGGCACGGCACATTGTCGATAGTAAAGACATTGAGTGTTGTCAGCTTATCTGATGCCATAGATACAGCAATAGGGTTGTTCAAAACCCTACAAGCTAGCGATCCCTTATAGATCCCACTACTACCCCAATTAACAACGATCCGACTAGGCTTGCACAGGGATACCCGCTCAGGGTCAATAAACAACACATTCCTACCTAGCTCACGGGTCAGCTCATCACGCAACAACTTGGCACTTCTACTGCCCCGCTTGTATGGGGCTATGGCTACCCTTGATGTGTTTGTCATCAGTCCGTCTCCCTTAATGTAAATTCATGCTCGTCTGTATTGATTGTTATCTTGCCGTTTGGGTGTCTCTTGAGTTCTGCCTTACCATCAGCCAATGCCGATACGATGGCACATAGCACAACCCCACCCTTCATAGCCCTTTGATAACTAGTATGAAAATAGGCGACCGCAACTGTGGCTAGAATTGCCCAAACCAGCAAGAATAACTCCGACATACTAAGATACAGATTCATTTACATCTCCTTCTAAGTTATTGATTCGTATAAGCAAATCCCTGATCTGCTCTTCGTTTTGATACCCGATTACATCGTTGGTGATAGGGTTTGCGTAGTCAAGGTAATACGAATCCTCGCTATAAAACTTAAGCACCGCCAACTCATAGGGGTGGGTATCATTACCCCTTACCAATAACCCTTCACCCCATACAACACTAGCCCCATAGTTATTGGGGAATTTATACAAGCGTTGGTTGTGCGGTAAGTCAGGGTTAGGGTTTTCCGCAATTAGATACTCTTTCATGTTAGTTCGTTCTCCGCTATATAGTCGCTCTCTTGCCCTTCCTCAATGGTTTCGTAGTGCTCATAGGTTTCGCTTTGCATATGTCTATCCCATTCACTAGGATCTTTCTCATATGCTTTTCTTTCTGCTTCCATTCTAGTTAAAGCAGTTACTTCTTGAATGGCAAATCGGGTTGCCCCCGCTATCACATAATACTTAGTCATACTCCCTCCTTAGCAAATAGAAATCTTAGCTGGCTTGGTTCTCTCCATCCAAGGGAACGCCTCACGAGCTGAAGCATGGTCAGTAAGCACACGCATGAACCAGCCATCATCAATGACATCGTCAAGAGCCATGTAACAGACCTCCATGAAGTTGTCGATACCAAACTCCTCGATGAACTCATAACCCGCGGCACGACTGAGATACTTGATCTCAAAGCGAGTCTCAATCTCAAACAACAAGTCCTCCATCACATCGTCGATCTCGGATTGAGATACGCCATACTCAGGGCTACGCTCTTCACCATCTACATCAACGAAGTCGCTATCATCATCGTCCATCCAATTACCAACAGGTGGAACATAAGTAGGGCGATCGTATTGTTGTTGGTGTGTTGTCTTCTCGTAGACCTTGGTAGTCTTGTTGTATTCCCAGTCGTCATAGTCAGAGCCATAACCATACCCATATCCATAACCTGATGCAAATGATTTGTAGCCCTTGCTACCGCCTGTCTTGTAGGTAGGCACATATGGCTTAGCCTCGACTTGTTGTAGTGCAAGACCAGCGTCATCTACATACTCCTTAGGCACGCCTGTTGGACTAGACCACGCATAGGTATTGGATAACCAACGACCGCCCCAATACACACCTGAGGTTTGATTGACAGTCTGAACACGACCTAGATTGTCCATGATGACGAACTTGTTAGACGCGCCGATATGGTCACCGACTAGCTCGGCAAACGCTTCGGTATACGCAAACTCGTAGTTGTTGTTGAGCATGGGTCGCAAGTAGTCACGAATGTAATGCCATGTGTCGGACTTGGTTGTGTCGCTTGCGTTGCCTGTTGATAGCACACCGTTGTGCATGAGCCACATATCAATGCCATGCTCTTCCTTGTTGAACACCTCATATGGGTGGCAGTTCTCAAGATCGGTGTCACCATGAGTCCGCATACGCAAGTGGAACGCACAGTCTGTGCCGTCGATGTGGTCAAGATAGAAGTCAACAAACTCTTGGGCATTCTTGGGCAGGATCTTCTCAATGAGTAGCTCGCCATTGACAACACGCATAACGCCTACGCCGTCAGAATTAGATAGATAGAAGTCCTCAAGCCATGCTTGGGATAAGGACGGGGCTGTTGCTGGTTGAACAATTAATAAACACATAATTTATTTCCTTTCGTTTGTATGATTGATTAAACTTCTGCAGTTTGTTGGTTGGTGACTGGTTCAGCTCTTGGATTGACTTTAACGATGGCTGATTTATCTAGGCTGAATCCCTTAGACCGCAAGAATGATCGTAGATGCTTGGTATCACGGCGGTTGTCGGGCTTGCTGATGTATTGCAAGAAGTTAGGTATGTTCAGGTCTTGTGTGCCTGTATCGCGAGCAAAGAACCAAGCCATGTAAGTAAACTCCAAGCAAGCCATGATTGTCTCGTAGCGTAGCGAACCCTTGAACAGACGAAACTCGACTGTGCGTTCGGGCTGGAAGTTAACCGACTCGTATCTGTCCTCGTTCAATGACTGCATACCACTACGCCGACCATGCTTGAGCCAAGAGTAATCCGAAGTCTTGTTCATGAACTTTGAGTAGCGGTTGCCATCACGACGGGCGATAGCACGGAACAGCTTTTGATTGTGGCTATCGTGCATGAACAGGATTAGCTTAGCGGCATGGAACATACTCATGCCCTTCTTACAGATGTGAACATGAAGCCCGCAAGTCTTGGTGTCGTGTGACTTGACCCCGTCCCAGCGTTCCTTGAAGAACTCTAGTTGCTTGGCATGAACATCAAGACCTGTATAGCCTGTGACCATCTCGAAGCCATGATTGAGTGAGCCATCGTCCTCGAGCAGACAATACTTGTGACCGCTAGGTGCTGTGCCGATAGCGTCAAGCAATTCCTGTGCCTTACTACGGCGGTCGCCATCGACCTCCATCTCTAGCTCAAGACCTAGATAGACCTTAGTTGCCCGTTGTGAGAATGAAGTAGGAATGAGACCGAGTTGTCTGCGACTGCTGTGATAGCTACCGATAAGCTGATCGCCCTCGTCATAGTCATCTTCCTCGTCCTCAGGCTCATCATCGTCCTCATGCACGACTGTGTCATGGTAGTCCGACCAGCGATAGCAATTATCTCGGCAAGCAGAACAAACCCAGCGGTCGCCATTGTAAACCCAAGAGCCATCGTCTTCCTCCTCGATATACTCGCAGTCAGAACAATACTCGTAATTCGGTGCGTCAGGGAACTTGTCGCTATCGTTGAGTATATCTACCCAATAACCGCTACCCCTTGAGTCACGAATCTCGCTGTTGTCGTTGAGCAAGCCGACTAGTTGGTTATGGTCTTGATCCTTGATCGCCTCGCTGATTTGCTTACCCACCGCATACATGGTGCGTTTGTGTGCCATGAGATTGGCATACCCTTGATTTGCTCGCCACTCGCAACGACTATGATGGTTGGACTTGAGTTGCATCTCCATGACCCGTCTAGTGTGTTGGGCAACATCTTGCAAAGACCACACCTCGGGACTACGCATATGGTTGATCTTGACTTCTAAAAACCTACGCAACAAGTTCTCCGAGTCCATGGGTGTGGAGTCTAAGCGTTGTGCTACTACTGCTATTTGCTCTCGTGTATAAGATACTGTTGGCATACTATTTCCTTTCGTTTGTGAGTTTGCCTTGGACAGAAACCTGTCCGAACTTAACTACTACTTAAATAACAGACCGATTAAATACCTAACTACTTGACCTCCTATAAAAACAGTTGAAAAAAGTAATGCAAGACGGCTAAATAAATCAAAGGCGTGTAATTTCTGCATCTTCTGCTCCCGCTAGTCTATATTTCATGATGTCATTAGTCCCGCCATCTAATTCCCAATGCCAACGGCTGGCTGGGCGAATAAAGGGCTGGGGTTGCCTGTTATGCCTGAGCCACACTAATATCTCAGCGTCAGGGTTAGTTTCTAAAATTGGTGGCGAGTCATAAAACCGCCTGCCAACATCTTCAAGACTAAAGTCAGCACCCCAATTAACCCAAGGTTTTTTTAGGTTGATGACTCGATACCCCACGATTGCCCCGCCATTACCTTGTGAGTCACCCCACCAAAACATACGAGCTATGCTTGCCCCTCCGTCCTCAATAGATTCGCGGTCAAGGTATTCACGCAAGATAACTTTAACCCTAGCCTCAGGGTCTAGCCCTTCGGGTAATTCGTTTGGTCGTTCTCTTACAAACTCAAGCGGGTTGTGTGGCTTGTAGGCTTTAGGTAGCTTGAAGGGTTTGGTTTCACTTGTCATGACCCTCTCCCATAGACATAAACGCCCCGATCACTACACAACTGAACGCAAGCCCAGCTATGTATATCAAGCCGTTGTTCTCTACTAAGGCTCTTACACAGCCCCATAAGATACCGCCTACCATTACACCTAACGCAAACAGCATAGGTTGTGCGTATTTCATGTGTTTCCTTTCGTTTGTTAGTGGTTGATTACTTTCTCGCTCGTTAGAGCGATTACTTTTTACTTTTTTTCTTCATCATACTTAGCTAGTTCATTGGCTCTCCTTTCTTTGGTTAATCTATATTGAGTTTCCAAAACCGCCAAGTGGTCTAGGCGTTTTTGCTTAATTGCTTGGATTTGCTCAGGCGTATCCGCTTTGGTTTGCCGAGTCGTTTTTATGGGACAGGTTTCTGTCCGTCTGAAGTATGAGTGGTAGGTGTTCTTAGCTCTGGTCACCTCTTTATCTAGCTTGGCTTTGAGTTCCTCGCGTGCCTTGCCTTTTTGCTTTTGCCAATACTCACGCATATGCCTACTTCTTGTTTTGTTGATTGCTTGGCGTTTTTCTTCTATCAATGCCTCGCCCAGCTTGGGGTTTATTCTTTTCTCGGTGATTTTGTTGCGTAGTTCTTTTAGTGTGAGCTTTGAGCGGGGCTTGCGTTTTGGTTGACATGGTTTGCATAAAGAGCTGATGACCGTAGTTCCTGTTTCTACACGCCTCTTTATCACTCGACTGTATTCTTCCGCAGTCATGCGTCTTTTAAACTCAGCTCGGGGTTTGGTTTCCCCACACTTCGCACAAGTTATGTGCTCTTGCTTTTCTAGTTTCTTCATGTGTGTTCTCCTATCTCGGACAGTTTGCTCTCGCAAACAACCCACTTTCGGACAGGTTTCTGTCCCGATTACCCAAAAAAGTAGACTAATGTCCACTTGGCAAACCTATGTTGTCCACAGTAGTTGTCTACCTGTTTCCCCATATAGAATAAGCCTTGCCACTATTCTGACATAGATGTCTACAGAATTCCAGCAATTTAAAGACTAAGAAAGGACTAGGCTTTTTTATACATTCCCACTTTATTACCCTTTTATATATATATTCTATATTCTCTATTTATATATATAAGTGTGCTGGGAATGTGGTATGTGCTTATTCCTATTGGGGTTGCGGGCGTCAACTATGTGTCCACTAGCAAATTAAAGTGGACTATTGTCAACTTGCCTGTTTTTTAGGCACTCGTAGATAATCAGGACAGAAACCTGTCCGAAACAGCCTTCCATTACAGCCAAATCATCTCAGAACGAGCTAACTCATTCGAGGTAATGATCACCCAGCTTGAGTTCTTGCCGTCCCTCTGAACGAGTTTACGCCATGCGTTGGTAGCCACCTTGAGTGAGGTGAAAGCGTGGGGTTTCTTGCCCTTGAGTTTGAACTCCCCGACCTCGCCGTTGATCTTGCGACAGACCACGAACACATTACTTCTATTGCCTTGTGTCCCCTCCTTCATGACTTGCATGAGGGCTTTGTTTGGGGTTAGTTTGATGGTTTTCATACATTACTCCTTATTTAAGTGGGTTTGTGTTGATTACATCTAGGACTTCAACGACTGACATCTTTAGTTCTCTTGCGATAGCCAAAGGGTGTGAGCCTTTTTGATACAGCCACAGTATTTCAATGGCTCGGTTTTTGAATATGCTCATTCAAATTTCTCCTGCTTGTAAACATTGAGATCAAACCCTCGGAACGCCTCGCCCATTGTGATGGGCTTAGGTTCGGGCTTGGGCTTAACTTCGGACAGAATTCTGTCCCGCCTACCTTTGGCTTGGTGCTTGAGTAGGCTTGCTTGTTGCTTTGATAACATAACTACCTCCTTTGGTTTGACATAAAAACAAACAGCAGTAAAGCCTCGCTTACTTGATGATCCGTAGAAACTTGGCTTGTTCCGCTTTACTCAACTGCTCGAACAACTCGACAACCTTATCAACTGTGACCTTAGACTGCTTGGACACACCTGATTGAACGGGTCGAACAATGTGATAGACAAACTGCGAGTTAGCTCGCTTGTAAGCCTTCTGATGTTCGGCTTTCCGCTCATCACGAGTTTGGGACAGAATTCTGTCCGCTTGACTAGCATTGATACCAAGATTGCCAATCAAGTAGTTCACTCGCCACTCTTTGACCCATTCGGCTTGTTCGGCTTTGTCCGCCTTTTTGTAGTCTTTGTGCCATACCTCGCTAGTTTCTAACGATAGCCTGTCACTCTTGCCTACTGATTGAGCGAATGTGTCGTAGGTGTTATTTTTTGTAGCCATGATGTATTGCCTTTCATTTGATTTAGATAAACAAAAAGCCAAGCGGTTAGGCTTGGCTCTGAACACCGAAACAGCTTCGTTTCGATACCTCTATTATAACATACAGGGTATTTGGGCTAGGGCGTTTAGCGGTATGGCGACCCCACTAGGGGGGTATCCGACCTATTTAGGGTGATGGTGGCATGGTCACTAGATCACTATTCCTTAGACACAAAACAAAAAAATGTCAAATTTTGTAAAAAATTCCAACGACTCATGTCAAACTTTATACACACCCCCACAATAAAAAAACCCCGGACGTTTTAAGCCCGGGGTTCAAGTACTAATCAATCACGCACGACCCAAACGAAGGAGGAAAAGCCGCACGCAAAAGAATCATATCACAAAATAAAAAAAGAGTGTATACTCACAACCATTCGCCCCACCCCAGCGCAACCCAGGAGGTATTAGTTTGCTTTTAGAGCATTTGGTTTCAGCACAAGCTGCTGACTATGTACCAGATATAGAATCTGGTGAGGGCGGGTTTACCCCAATAGAAGAATTAAACGCGCCCCAAACTCTTGGCGCCCAAAAGCAAACCGTGGATTGGCTAAACCAGTTTGTCGATGAAGACGAAGAAGCCGAAATCCTATCTAACGCTCAAGAACAACAAGTGGCCAACGCATTTGCGGCCCTAACTACCAACTCCCCCGACGCAAAAAACCAGCTACTTAACCTGCAGGTTCCAGAAGAAATCGTAAATGCTGTGGCTATGGTCAGCGGATACCAGTGGGAGTTTGTAAAGCAAGCTAATGAGCTACGCTCTATGAGTGTGGCAAAGATAGTTAAAGAAACAGAGCATCCGGATGCCCGGATACGGCTTAAGGCGTTAGAGTTACTTGGAAAAGTCACGGAAGTGGCACTGTTTACAGACCGGGTTGAGGTTAAAAACACCGATGTATCTGACGAAGAGCTAGAAAAACGCATACGTGAGAAGCTAAGCAAGTACATGGGCAAGGTAGATGTCGTAGAAGTTGATGATATTGAGGTAGTCGAGAAGGTTGTTGCAGAAAAACCACAGTTTGACAGCGAATGATTATTGATACGTTGACCCCAGAAGAAGCTTTAGCCGCGCAGTTAGCGCTAAAGGATATGACAACTGAGGAAAAACTGTTGTTTTTGCAGGATTTAGAGGAACGCGAGCACCGTAACCACCTACATATAGCGCAAAACCAGCCATTGGAGTTTGCAAAAGCGGTATATCCGGGGTTCAAGATAGGGCCCCAGCACCGCAAACTAGCTAAAATCTTCCAGGACGTGGTGGAAGGCAAGAAAAAACGCGTAATTATTAACATTGCACCAAGGATGGGCAAGTCTGAGTTTAGTTCTTACTTGTTTCCTGCATACTTCTTAGGTCAGTACCCCGAAAAGAAAATCATTATGGCCACGCATACTGCTGGTTTGTCGGAGGACTTTGGACGGAGAGTGAGGAATTTAATTGATTCGGATGAATACAAAGCGGTGTTCCCCAACACAGTCGTTGCTGACGACCAAAAAGCAGCGGGAAAATGGTCTACTAGCGCTGGGGGTCAGTACTATGCTGCTGGTGTTGGGGGTGCTCTCGCCGGTAGGGGCGCTGATCTTTTTGTTATTGACGACCCTCATTCTGAACAGGATATGAAGGCAAACTCAAGGCTAGCATTTGATAGTGCTTGGTCTTGGTTTCAAACTGGTCCGCTACAACGTTTAATGCCGGGGGGTGCGATCATAGTAATTATGACTCGCTGGTCTTTGCTCGATCTTACTGGGCGGATTGTCGACTACAACATAAAAAACCCACACACGACCCCATGGGAGATAGTTGAACTCCCGGCTATCCTCAACGAAGATACAGAAAAAGAGAAGTCACTTTGGCCAGAGCAGTGGCCGCTAGAAACATTAAAGGCTACTAAGGCAGTACTAGATCCACGGTATTGGAACGCTCAGTATATGCAGAACCCGACTAGCGATATGAGCGCTATCATCGGGCGAAAAGACTGGCAGATTTGGGAAGACGAGAATCCCCCGCAGGTTGAGTACGTCATACAGTCTTGGGATACGGCGTTTGAAACAAAGACTTCTGCCGACTATTCGGCATGTACAACCTGGGGAGTTTGGTACAACGAGGAGGATGGTAACTCACCAAATATAATTCTCCTAGATGCGTTTAAAGACCGGATGGCGTTCCCAGAACTTAAGCAAACCGCCCTAAAACACTACAAGGAGTGGGAGCCTGACGCGTTCATAGTGGAGAAAAAAGCCGCTGGAGCACCGCTGATTCAAGAACTGCGGATGCTGGGTATTCCCGTAGAAGAGTTCAGTCCGTCGCGTGGAAACGATAAGATGGTGCGTTTGAATGCTGTGGCGGATCTGTTTACTAGCGGTAAAGTATGGGCACCCGATAGGCGGTGGGCTAGGGACGTGATAGAAGAAGTAGCGTCATTCCCAGTTGGCGAGCACGATGACTTTGTGGATACGACAACCCAGGCCTTGATGCGCTATCGCAGAGGCGGATTTATTAGTTTGGACTCGGATGAAAAAGATGACATGATGTACAAGTACAGACGAAAGGCTGCGTACTACTGATGTTTAAAAACCTGTACTGGCGGTTTGAAAAAGCCATAAGCCCCGAGTTTTGTAACCTGGTCTTGAAAGAAACAGACTGGAATACGGCTGTTACTGCTGGCGTTGGCGCAGGTATGGACCCCACTAAACCCCCATCAGTTAAAGATACGATGCGCAAAACTGATATAGTGTGGGTACCACTGGAGACTCCAATCGCTTGCGTAGCCCAAACCTATATAAATTATGCTAATGGCTTAGCCGCATGGAACTTTTCAGTGGCCTTTATTGAGCAGATGCAAATTGGTAAGTATGGGCAAGATGGTCACTATGATTGGCACTATGATGTGTTTCACCCAGACCAAAACAACTTGCAGCGCAAGCTAAGTATTAGTATTTTATTAAACGACCCTTTAGAATATGAGGGCGGTGAATTACAATTAGAGGGTGTAGAAGACGCTAACTTACTAAAAAGTCAAGGCGATATAGTTGTTTTTCCGTCTTTTATTAAACATAGAGTCGCTCCAGTTGTTAGCGGCGTTAGATATTCAGCAGTCACTTGGGCCCTTGGCCCGGCTTTTAAATAGGAAATAGATATGCCAGTAGATAAGGGTTTATACCAAGCACCCAAGGGACTAGAAGCCCTAACTCAAGATCAAGAACCAGACATTGAAATTGAAGTTGAAGATCCAGAAGCAATGCACATCCACACAGCTGGATTTGATCTTAACATTGAGAAAATGGATGAAGAAGACGGCAGCGAAGAGTTTAACCAAAACCTAGCTGAAGAAATAGATGGCGGCGCCCTTGAAAGTTTGGCTAGCGAACTATCTGGTGATATTGATAACGATATTAGTTCCCGCAAAGACTGGGAACAGATGTACAAAGACGGTATTACGTTGCTTGGTTTAAAGTTTGAAGAGCGCGTAGAACCATGGGACGGCGCTTGTGGCGTGTTCCACCCAATGATTACTGAGGCGGTTGTACGGTTTCAAGCTGAAGCCATTATGGAGACTTTCCCAGCTAAGGGCCCAGTAAGAACCCAGATTATCGGTAAAGAAACCCGCGAGAAAATGGAAGCGGCTCAGCGTGTTGAAGCTGACATGAACTACCAGCTCACAGAGAAGATGCCTGAGTTCCGTAATGAGCACGAGCGGATGTTGTGGAACTTGCCATCAGCCGGTTCTGCGTTTAAAAAGGTCTACTACGACCCAAGTATTGGCCGCCAGGTTTCTATTTTTATTCCTGCAGAAGATATTGTTTTGCCATATGGCGCTAGTGAGATTGCCTCCTGCCACCGCGTAACACACCGGATGCGCAAGACCAAGCAGGACATTATTAAGTTACAGCGCGCTGGCTTTTACATGGACGTTGAACTTGGCGAACCACAAAAGTTCCGCACTGAGATTCAAGAAAAGAAAGATAAAGAAACAGGTTTTACAGCTACGTATGACGACCGCTTTGAGTTGTATGAAGCTCACGTTGACTTAGACTTGCCTGGCTTTGAAGATAAGGATGAAAATGGTGAAGAAACTGGTATCGCGCTTCCGTATGTGGTCACTATGGTACGGGGCACAAATCAAATTTTGGCGATTCGTCGCAATTGGAAAGAAGAAGATCCTCTCTGTCTTAAACGCCAGCATTTCGTTCATTACCAGTACATACCCGGTTACGGTGCTTATGGCTTTGGCTTGTTCCATCTTATTGGTGGTTTTGCTAAGTCAGCTACTTCCATCTTGCGCCAGCTTGTCGATGCCGGAACCTTATCGAATTTGCCGGGTGGTCTAAAAAGCCGTGGTTTAAGAATTAAGGGTGACGATACCCCTATCGCTCCAGGTGAGTTTAGGGACGTTGACGTTGGTAGCGGCACAATTCGCGACAACATCCTGCCGTTGCCATACAAAGAGCCATCTGCAGTTTTAGCTGGCTTGATGGATAAGATTATTGAAGAAGGCCGTCGTTTTGCGGCAACTTCTGATATGCAGATTTCTGACATGTCCGCTAATGCGCCTGTTGGAACTACATTGGCAATCTTAGAAAGAACGCTAAAGGTTATGTCAGCTGTTCAGGCGCGTGTGCACTATGCACTACGCCAGGAATTAAAACTGCTTGCTGGCATTATTCGTGACTACACAGATGATGACTACAACTATGAGCCCGAGAGTGGCGACATGCAGGTTAAAAAAGAAGACTACAACCATGTAGATATTCTTCCTGTATCAGATCCAAATGCAGCAACTCTTTCCCAACGTGTTGTTCAGTACCAAGCGGTTATTCAACTAGCCCAGTCTGCACCTCAGATTTACAACTTACCAGAACTACACCGCCAGATGCTTGATGTGCTAGGTATTAAAAACGCTGACAAGCTAGTTCCATTGGACGACGATCAGAAGCCAAAAGATCCTGTAACAGAAAACATGGCGGCCCTCAAAGGCAAACCAATGAAAGCATTTATGTTCCAGGACCACGAGGCTCATATTAAAGTCCACCAGATGGCTATGCAAGACCCAATCGTTCAAAAACTTATTGGCCAAAACCCAATGGCACAAGCCATCATGGGCGCGATGCAAGCGCATATTGCTGAACACGTTGGTTACGCATACCGTAAAAAGATTGAAGACGCTATGGGCGCGGCATTACCGTCACCAGAAGACAACTTACCACCAGACTTGGAAGTTCAGTTATCCCGTTTGGTAGCGCAAGCTGCTCCTCAAGTATTGGCTCAATCACAAGCTATGGCTTCTCAACAGCAAGCCCAGCAAAATGCGCAAGACCCAGTACTGCAAGCTGAGCTTTTAGACCAGCAAGTTAAACAGGGTGAGTTGCAACGTAAGATTGCCAAAGATAAGACTGATGCCCAGATTAAACAGCAACAGTTGGCTTTGGAAGCTCAAAAGATTAAACAAGAAGCGTTTAATAAAACGGCAAATATTATGTTGCAAGCTGAAGATAAGCGTGTTGGCGGCCACAAAGCTACCGCTGACGTTGCTATACAGGCGGCTCAACTACAACAACAAGATAAGCATCACACTATTGATACAGCAGCAAATGCAGGTCAACAGCAGCAAAAACCTAAAGGGGGCACTAAAGAGTGATGGACTTACTTACGGCCGATTTCATAGCCGCACTGCGTGACAAGTTGCGCACAGATATGAATAACTACACTGACGATTTGGCAAACGGGCAGTGCACAAGTTTTGAGCAGTACAAAGAGCTCTGCGGTGTAATTCGAGGCCTAGCATTTGCAGAGCGCCACTTACTTGACCTCGCTGACCTTATGAAAGAAGACAACGATGAGTGACACCATCGCACTACCCCCGCAAGGGCTTGTATTACCGGATGGCAGTTTGCAT